ATCTTGATCTTCATTATTAACTTGAACTTCATTATTACTTAACGTAGTTTGTAAATTAGTATTAGTTTTTATATTTGTTTTTATATTTTCAAATCTGTAATCATATTCATCATCACTTCTAATTGTATATCTAAATTTAGTATTTTTAATTTTATCAAATAAATATTTTACAATATTTATATTAAAATTATTATCAATAGTTTGTATATTTGCAAATATTTTTTTATCTTTATAAAACCAATGAGGATAATAAATAATATCATATACTTTTACACAAATAATTTTCAATAAATAGTCTTCATTAATTTTAAATTTTATTTTATTATTAGTTTCTATTTCATAATGCTTACTACCATTATCATCTGTAATTAAATTATAAGAATTTTGTAATGTAATAAGTTTATCACCTATTTTTACTATATCTCTACGTTTTCCATATAACATATTAAGAGTTGTCATTTTTTTATAAAATATATAATTGTGTATTCAATAATTAAAATTCAATTTTTATAAATTGAAGATTTATTAGTTATTAGTTATTAAGTTAAAAATACAAAAAATAAATTTAATAGAAATACATATACAAGTTTAGGATGTTTCCAAAACTGTTTCTAATTACTATATGCCAAACCCCCCATTCCACTCATGATACGAAGAACGTTGTAATTAACGGCATAGATATTAAGACTCATTGTACCAGTACCTTGGAGTGCGCTTTGAGTTGCACTGTTATATTTAAGTTGAAGAACAGCGTTATCAATACGAGAAAAGTTGCAAGTTCCGCTGGGTTGATGTTCTTCAGGGGAGAGAGCAAAAGAATAGGAATAGATATATTGACGACGAGCATCATCAAATTCACCAAAATATTGGATGTTTACAGCCGTAGTTTGAGTAAATACAACATCTTCTTGAGCATCCCCAGTAACATCACCGACAGTTGTAACACCATTAACAGTAATTAGATTATTAGCACCAGCAACATCACTACCTACACGAGGAACGCGAGTGTGGTGTTCATAGTTTTGGACTTTGCGGAAATAATCGGCACTGCGAACAGAGAAGCGATCATGACCATTGAGTTGAAGAAGAGCAGTTTCAAAAGAATCAGCTGAATCAGTGGTGGAACCACTATAGTTAAACCAGCGTCTAGCAGTATTGTTTGAGGATGCTAAATGAGACCAGATGAGTTCCTTAACAGGATGATTGAAATTAAGAGTAACATTTTTATTAGATGCGAGAGCTTCAATACTTTCAGCACCAGTAAATTGGACTTGTTCAATCAAATATTCATGAGAAACTTGAGCGAATCTACGACGTTCATCAGTATCAAGATAAATATAATCAACATATAACTTACAAGATAAAACTTGACCTGCTGTGACAGCTTGAGCTTGTTGTAAAAGGTCAGCTGAAGTACGAAGTTCAAGATTAAGTTTAACTTCATGATATTGAAGAGCAATCAGAGGAAGAGCAAGACCAGGATTACGATTAAACCAGAATTGAAGGGGAACATAAAGGCGTTGATTTATATTACTAGTTAAGTTACCAGTTTGTAAAGCACTTTTGGCAAGATTACCAACCATATTATCATAACCCTTGCGCTTTCCTTCAGGTGTAGTAAGTTCGGTCCAGATATTCATCCAATCACCATATTGACGATCAATGAGCTGACCACCAATTTCAATTTCAGCCTGTTTAACAAGGGCATTACCAACACCATAAGACCAGGTATTAGTCGCACCACCTGCTGCTGTAGGAAGAACAACTTCCAAATACATCTGTTGAATTAAATCACCATTACGAGAGATGGTAGCAGTAACACGTTTACCGAAATCAGCTTGACCGTTGAAGGTCTGTTCAATAGATTCAACGGCGAAGTTAGTGTGACGACGGTAGACAACCTTGAAAAAGGTAATCTGAGGGTTGCCAGTCAGGTAAATATCCTGGGCACCATAAGCGACAAGTTGCATAAGACCTCCTCCCATTTTTGAGTATTAGAAATAATTAGAAATAAATTAAAAGTAATTAAAAGTATTTAGTGATTATTATATTTAACAAATATTTTAATTTTACAAAATTAAACAAAATAAAAAATAAAATAATTTAAAATAATTGGAAATAATTACAAATACTTGAAAATATTTGAAAATAAATTAAAATATTTAAACATAATTGAAAATATTTGAAAATAATTAAAAATAATAGTATAAACTATCTATAATTTTAAATTTTAATACATATATAAGTTTAGGATGTTTCCTAAACTGTTTCTAATTACTATATGCCAAACCCCCCATTCCACTCATGATACGAAGAACGTTGTAATTGACGGCATAGATGTTGAGGTTCATTGGTTCATTTTGAGCGTTTGAAATTACAGAAAGAGAGTCTGTACCATATCCAAGTTGAAGAACGGCATTATCAATACGGGAGAAGTTACATGTTCCGCTGGGTTGATGCTCTTCAGGAGAAAGAGCAAAGGCATAGGAATAGATAAATTGACTACGGTTATCTTGTGTAAATAATTCAATACCAACACGAGGACAACGAGTATGATGTTCATAATTCTGAACCTTGCGGAAATAATCAGCTCCACGAACAGAGAAACGGTCATGACCGTTAAGTTGAAGAAGAGCAGTTGTAAAAGAATCACACTGTGTTGTTTTATCAGTTGTTTTACCAGAATAGTTGAACCATCTGTTACCATCGGTAACATCAACAGTTGTTCTAAGAGTGCGTACATGTGCCCATACAAGCTCTTTTACAGGGTGATTGAAGTTAAGGGTAACATTTTTAGTAGGAGAATTAGCACTAATAGATTCAGCACCGGTAAATTGGACTTGTTCAATCAAATATTCGTGAGAAACTTGAGCAAAACGACGACGTTCATCAGTATCAAGATAAACATAATCAACGTAAAGTTTGCAGGTAAGACCGACAGTAGCAGTAGGAGCAGCTCCTGTACCATTTATTAATTCAGTAAAATTACGGATTTCAAGGTTAAGTTTAACTTCGTGGTATTGAAGAGCAATCAAAGGAAGGGCAAGACCAGGATTGCGATTAAACCAAAATTGAAGAGGAACATAAAAACGTTGAGGAACTGTAGCAATAATAGCACCAGTTTGTTTAGTAGAATCACCAGCTTTATTACCAACCATATTATCATAACCTTCGCGTTTACCAGCAGTAGTGGTAAGTTCAGTCCAGATATTCATCCAATCACCATATTGACGGTCAATAAGCTGACCACCAATTTCAATTTCAGCCTGTTTAACAAGGGCATTACCAACACCATAAGTCCAAACTGGGCCAGTAGTTCCACCAATAATAGGGGTGATGACTTCCAAATACATCTGTTGAATCAAATCACCATTACGAGAGATGGTAGCAGTAACACGTTTACCAAAATCAGCTTGACCATTGAAGGTTTGTTCAATAGATTCAACGGCGAAGTTAGTGTGACGACGGTAGACTACTTTGAAAAAAGTAATTTGAGGGTTGCCAGTCAGGTAAATATCCTGGGCACCATAAGCGACAAGTTGCATAAGACCTCCTCCCATTTTTGAGTATTAGAAATAATTAGAAATAATTAGTAAAAAGTAATTAAAAGTATTTAGTGATTATTATATTTAATAAATATTTTTTATTTGAAAAATAAAACTATTTAATAAATTTATATAATTATTATTCATTAAAAAAATTAAAAAAACACTTAAAAAAATAAAACAAAATTAGAAACTATCTATAATTTTAAATTATGTTAAAGTTTATAAAAAAATAATTTAATTTTAATACATATAAAAGTTTAGGATGTTTCCTAAACTGTTTCTAGTTGCTATATGCCAAACCCCCCATTCCGCTCATAATACGGAGGACGTTGTAATTGACAGCATAGACATTGAGGCTCATAGCGGGGCGACCAGTAGGATAGGCGAGTTGAAGAACAGCATTATCAATACGTGAAAAATTGCAAGTTCCACTAGGTTGATGTTCTTCAGGAGAAAGAGCAAAAGAATAGGTGTAGATATATTGACGACGAGAAGCTTTAGGTTCATTAGCAGCTTCAACATTTAAGTCTTTACCTACACGAGGAACACGAGTATGGTGTTCGTAGTTTTGAACTTTGCGGAAATAATCAGCTTGGCGAACAGAGAAACGATCATGACCGTTAAGTTGAAGAAGGGCAGTAGAAAAGGAATCCACATCAGCACCGTCATCACCAGAATAGTTAAACCATCTGCAACTTGTAGCAGCATTGCCTACAGTTAAATGAAGATTTGTAACATGAGCCCAGACTAATTCCTTAACAGGGTGGTTAAAGTTAAGAGTAACATTTTTATTTCCAAGATTTTCACTAATAGACTCAGCACCAGTAAATTGAACTTGTTCGATCAAATATTCGTGACTAACTTGGGCAAAACGACGACGTTCATCAGTATCAAGGTAGATGTAGTCAACATAGAGTTTGCAAGTAAGACCAGAGCTTGCGGTAGCATCTGCAACATTGATTAATTCAGAAGCTGGGCGAAGTTCAAGATTAAGTTTAACTTCGTGGTATTGAAGAGCAATAAGGGGAAGAGCAAGACCAGGATTGCGGTTAAACCAGAATTGAAGAGGAATGTAAAAACGAGATTTGGCACTTGCACAAGCAATAGAACCTACTTGTAATGCTCCACCTTTATTACCAACCATATTATCATAACCAGCACGTTTACCTTGAGGGGTAGTAAGTTCAGTCCAGATATTCATCCAGTCACCATATTGACGATCAATGAGTTGACCACCAATTTCAATTTCAGCTTGTTTAACAAGAGCATTACCAACACCATAAGTCCAAACATTAGATGTGCTGGAAATAACACCAGTGCAAACAGGAAGGACAACTTCAAGGTACATCTGTTGGATTAAATCACCATTACGAGAAATGGTAGCGGTAACACGTTTGCCAAAATCAGCTTGACCGTTGAAGGTTTGTTCAATAGATTCAACGGCGAAGTTGGTGTGACGACGGTAAACAACCTTGAAAAAGGTAATTTGAGGGTTGCCAGTAAGATAAATATCTTGGGCACCATAAGCGACAAGTTGCATAAGACCTCCTCCCATTTTAAATAGTAAATAAAATTGAT